TTTTAGAAATGATAACCATTTTTCGGTTTTAAAGCACAAGTGTGCTGGAATTGAAAAACGCCATAGCGGGCGAATATTATTTAAGTACTAATAAGTTCGTTCTACATTTTGTTGAAAAACGAAAAATAGGAGTCGTTGAAACCAGGGGTATTAGTCCTGTCATCATGCACGATCACATGGTGAGTGTTCTTGATAGAGAATGCGATAGATAGCCTTTCTCCCTTCATCTAATTTACACCTTGGTAGGATATAGTGAAGAGTGCATATCTAAATTGAAGTCGCAAAGGGGGAAAAACAATTAAGATTAATTGTTAAGATAAGTGGACTGGATGATGTGATGCCAGCCCAATTTAGAAGATGGACAGGTTAAGCCTGTAGTCTGTAGAGCCGTGCAGATGTTTTTCTGCAATTCATGGAAGAAAGCAGGTCCATGAGGGGCGGCAAAGGTGAGTGCTTCTCGGATGTTAGTATCGAGCTGTACATCAAGAGAAAGATCACCCCTCCTCTGCCACTGTAGAAGATTGAAGATAGTCTTCGTATCCATAGTGGGGAGGATAGCTGGGGAGTTCTGAAGCTTTTGAAAGCCTCTCTTGAGGAAGGTGAGTTCATTGAAGTTGTCATAAGAAGTAACTACTTCTGATTTGTCAGCTCCTGTAGCGGTCATGCCCATGCGTTGGGCAGTGGCAAGCACAGAGTGTCGAGAGTAGATGTCAAGAATCTCAGGGTTCAGGAGCCATTGGATATTGTCATCTCCCATGTACAGAGCTCTCACATCTTCAACGAATGAAGATGGGGCTTTGCCAGTTGCTTCCCAGTAGGCAAGTGTGGAGATAGCATCATTGACCATGATGTTGAAGAGGGTCGTCCAACCAGCAGGCCAACCAGAAGGGTTAGCATGATGATCTTCATAGAGAATGGTCCCACAGAGATGGAGTGTGTGGCAAGCTTCCATGAAGCAAGCACGCCTAGCACGTTTCCATTCCGGGTGGTCACCATGTCTCTCATAGATCTTGTCGCAAGCAAGTGCAATCAACTCAAACAGCATGGGTCCAATGGTGGAGTCATATTTGATGTAATCAATGGAAAACACTCCATAACTTTCCAGGATGTCAAAGGCAATAGCATTCCAGGTTGTGTTGGGATCGAGTCCAAGAGCAGAACCAGTAGGAAGACCAATCATTTTAGGATGCATCATCATATCTCGGATGGGACCCAAGTACATTCCGTGCAGAAGCATGGAGTCGAGGGGAGGAGAATTGATGACGCGAGTCTTTCCAGATGCGACCTTCTCAAGGGGGCGTAATTCATCCTTGAGGCAGTCGGTCCAGACAGAATCTGCAATGATAGTTCCTTGTTTGGCAAGCTCAAGTCTCCGGTCCCAACGAGTCCAGAATTCAGACTTTTCAGGATTGGGGTCATAGAGGATCTTCTCACCAGGGATGTTAGGTCGGGGGGTAAAATAAGACAGCTTACCTCGAGGATTGGTCCAGGGGTAACCTGCAGATTTCTTCATGTTCAGTCCAAGATCTTTGGTGTGGGGAAGGTTTTGATTTCCATTGATAACTTGGTCAAGAGAGTGAGGGGTTAAGTCAGCTAGTGGATCAAAGAATTTATCAGCAATACACTGGGCAACTTGGTCAATGACATCGGCAGGAACATGCCAGGGAGTCGGTCGGTTAGTCTTCTCAAGCCGGAGAGCATTGAACTCTTCACTTGTAATGTCGAGTCTTTTGTCACGAGGTTTGAGAACAGATGGTCCATGAGTCCGGGGGTGAGGCATGAATTGGGAAATGGGAGTTTCCTTCAGAGATGTCTTAGGGGGCACATAGTGACCATCTTTGAAATCAACAATTCCATGTTGAGTGTGATAGGGTCGAACTGATTCCTCCTGACCTTGGAGAGTGAAAGTATGATGTTCAGTAGTGATGACAGGTGTCATTTTGCTAATGACTTCTATCAAACATTCAACCTCTTCTTGGGAAATGGGGGAAGCACTTCCAGTCTGACCAGCTCCAAGTCCATGGATTCCTATTACCTTGGAACCCTGGAGAGAGGGGGCATTGCACATCCAGGGTGCGCCACACATCCCTTTCTCATTCCAAGCAGTTCCAGCAATCATCATCTCATAGTCACGACCCTCAGCCCGGACTTGGTCCAGAATTCGGATGTTAGAGATAGAGGGACGATTGATTTCCCAGGGGGTCTTACGATAGATGATTTCTCCGTAAGAACCCCTGATCTTGTCAGTGTCAGAAATCTTGAGAAAGTGGGATCTGATATCTTTGAACTGAGGTCCAGAGAAACCAGTGTAGATAAGGCAGAGATCAGAGTAGGAATTGGCCTGTGTCTCAAAAGTTGCTATTCTTTCTTGTTTGAATTGAAAGGGATAGGTTGTTATGCGGCCATTGATTGTGCGTTCGATGGTGTAGGTCTGATTGAAATCAGGGATTAGGTGGACAGGATAGAGCATAAATCTGTCATAAACCCCGAGGGCCAGGGCTTTGAGGGATCCATTAGAACAGAGAATGCGGCAAGTGTTTTTTGCAACAGGCTCATCTGCTCCCTGAGCAACAAGTTGTTCGGGGGGAACAGATTTGACAGTTCTAACCTGTCGGGCAGTTTTGGCGAGATTGGTGTGTCGGGGGGAACCATCATCATAACCTTGAGTAGAGAAACCAAACCAGTGACGGATTTGCTTGACAATGGTGTGACCAAGGAAGATAGCTCCAACAGCAAGAAGAGCGACGCCAATCTTTATCAGATGTTTGTTAACAAAGTCGGAAATAAACTCGAAAGCTTTATTCCAGGCACCTTTAATAGTATTAAGGATGCCACACCGAACTTCCTTCTCAGATAGAAGGGAAGTTGCTTTGACAGTTTTCAACTTGTGATGGAGGGATTGGACAGCAATTTTGAGTCGTTGTTCAGTTAGGCTCTCAATCTGTTCTTGCTCATCAACATAGTCAGGGTCGTCTAATGGGTCAGGGAGAGTATCATGCCATGTTTCATCGACATTGATAGCATCAAGGTCTTCTTCTAATTCATCATCAGAAGCAAGACCTTGGGCCATCCAGCCAGCAATGGCAGCAACAGTAGCTTTATTGTCATTGACCTCAATGCTTCTTGTTTGGGAAGCTTCAAGATCAGCAGCAACAGCGCGTACTATCTCAGGGAAAGTATATTCCCTGCCTCGAACTCGTTCATAACGTCCATTGATGTGTTCATATGTCCAACGCCTGTATGTCATGAAGACATCAGGGGAGACATGATTACTTGGAAGTTTATTTCTATCGAGGCGGGGGGAATTGTCCTCTCGATACTGAGGTCGCACATCACAAGCATAGTAGTGTTTGTAGATGCGATTGTAGAGAGCATCAGAATCAGCCATGCGCCGAGGAGCAGGGTGAGCTTCGTTCATACTCAAAAGGATGAGAGGAGAACTGAACAAAGTGCCTTTATCAGTGAGATCAGCCATGGGGACAATTTTAGGAACAGCAGAGACCATAGTAGTAAAAGTAGCAAGTTCAATTTGTTCAGTATTTTGCAAGAAGTCATCAAACACAACCACATTCTGGCCAATGTAACCATCACAGTGTTTGGAATCTGTAGGCTGAGTATAAACAGCAGCATTAGGATCCCAACCACGTTGAAGGGCGACAGCAACCGGAAAGAGTGATGTTGTGAGAGTAGATTTCCCTATTTGGGAGGGGCCTTGGAAAGTAACAACTATGGGAACAGGTCGTTCTTTAGTCATAGGGGCGGTTCGAATGCGTTTCCACAGATTGTTGATGAGGTTAGCATTACGTTCCCAAAGTTTGAGTTGATCATCACGTTCAGGAAGATCCACTATTGCAGAGTTGATTTCAGTTGCAATACGTGAGATCCTATGAACTTCTTGTCTGAGAGTAAAGTCTTGAATGATGGAAGACTCAGCATAACCACGGAGTTTCAACACAGATGCGTTGAAAGTCTCGATTCCAGCAATTTCCAGAATAGCGGTCTTGGCAAGTTTCACTTCATTACTTTGAGCTTTGATTCCAAAGTAAGTGGCGACGGTCTCAAAGGCATTAGTTATGAGACTAACACCAATGGCTGTTCTTCCAATCATAGAAGGATCGAACAGAGCTCCCATCTTGGAAACAAAAGTAGACCATGACAGTTTGATGAGGTTGTTAGCATAGAAGCAAAAGCCAAATGCAGCCAGAAGAGCACTGAAGATGGAGGTTTCATTGAGCGCACCTTGTATCTCGAAACCACCCATGAGGGGTTTGTCGACATATTTAGCGGCCCAAACTCCAGCAGCCAATTCGGCTATCCGGGTCTTCCAAGTAGCTTTGACAGGAGTCATACTTTTCATGAGAATAGTAGCAAGCATACCAATGAGAGGTCGGATACTTCCAACATCAGAACACTGAGTCAGAATGCGGGTCATTTCAAAGATGGTAATGGATGGTACTTTGTTCATACAACCAGTTTTGACAGCAAAATTACCAACAGACTTTTTGATAAGGTCGATAATTTCTTCCATTCCAGCTCCAATAGCAGTCATCTTGTCAGAGGCTCGTTCTAAACCAGGGAGAGTATCAGTGTTCAGACGATTAGCAGCTTTTTCAATGCCAACAGCAGCTGCAGAAGCGGCAGTAGCTGTTGTGCTCAGAAAATGAGAAGCAGTTTCAGAGACGATATGTACGTTATTAGCCATATCATCAGCTGCACGGGTGAGTCTTGCTCCAGTGTTATGAAGAGTGGTAGGCATGTTAGCCCAACCAGGAGGTTCTTCATCGCCAAAACCTTGAACATCAAGATTGAGACAGGTTCCCTCAGGAGGTTCATACTGATCATTATATTGATGATGAAGGGAACACTTGTGAGAGGAAGGAGTGATGAATCTAGCCATAGTTGACAAAGGAGGAGAG